CTATAAACGCGACAATGCATCATGCATTTCACTGTCGAAACGGTTGTTCAAGCTGTCCCGTAGCGACGAACTGTTCCATTCCGGGGTCTTGCATACGCTGTATACGGCCACGATGAAATCGTAGTCGTATTCCGGCGAGTCGATATAGCTTAAATTTGGATAGCCTTCATAATTCCCCGATTGCACGTTCCACATGCAGTGGACGGCTTCGTTCCACATGTCGAGGATGTTCCCGACGCCGTATTGCACAGCCCGGCTCCATACGACGTCCTTCAAAACGTCGTGGTGGTTCTCGATATGCCAGTAGTTGTCCGCCAGAATCTGTACAGTCGGGTCATAGTACGCCGCTTTGACGTACTCATGCTGTGCTTGTGCAAATCCGTCGCTGTCACTAGCGGCAATGTTACGCCATGCCTCATCGAAACTATCACTATATAAAGGGTATGCGTTGAGTTGTTCGCCGTACTGTGGATAGTTATCGTTCAGCCAGCTGACGAACTGCCCTAAACTTCCGGCATTTGAGCTGAACTGATACATACCGTAAGATTTTCCGCCAGGGTCGCCATAGCCATCACTGATGCAAGCCGGGTCCCCATTACTTTCGTATTGTGCGCTTAAATCGCCTAACATAGTTAATCATCCTTTCATTTTTTCTGTACTGTTTGACACTGTGGGCGTGTTTTGCGTAGCCGTTGGCATGGAGTATCTTGCCGAATTAAAACGGCTGTCATAGCCATATTTTGTCCATGCCGCTTTGGCTAATCCTACAATCGTAGCTATACCACCGCCGACGGCCGTCACGCCGCTCCAACAGCTCGTTAGCTCAAAATGTGTACCTCTCAATGCGTTGCTCCAATAGCCAAAAAGCCAGCTGAATAAAACAAGAAATAAAAAAATCATCATCACAATGCTCATGATGATGATCAGCTGCAGCCAGTGCTTTTGCCCCCACCGGCCTAATGTAATTATTTTATTTTTCATCATCCACCTCCTGCATGGCCATGACTTTATTATATATCGATGTCATGACGCCATTTTTTCCAAGTGCGTGATAGCACTCATACATGTTAGCAAAGGATTGTTTTTCTGACACGGTACAGCCGCGCTTCCGGAATGCGTTATACACTGTAAGCATGTCATATCGTAGGATGGCCTGCACGCCGCGACGGAGTGCGCGCTCGCTACAATACCGGCCGTATAGATAGGTAGCGCCCCCCGTTATAATAGATATAGCCAGACTCGTTGCAATCTGTTCAAGCATTTTACACTTCCCCCCCCCTGTCCTAGTGCCATCTGTAACTTACATTAACCTCCATAACATACGTAATAAACCACCGTATACGATTTAGGCTGTACGGTATTTGAAGCACCATAAATATTATTAGATAAAGATGCATCGAATTTTGCCTGTATAATAGGATTACCCTGTGGCCATGGTTGGTTTTTGGAGAATACAGGGAAGTTATCACCATAATTATCACTAGTAGTAGCAACTAAGGCTCCGCCTAATTGGGAACTCCTAAATAATCCGTTCCCTGACCCGGCACCTGAGCCACCCCCGCCGCCTATGGTGCCTGTAATATTAGGTAGCCCTGCATTTTTACTAGTACCGGATGCCGTACTGCCTTCTAGGAAACGGCCATCTGTCAAATTAGGTACTTTACCATTCGTAAATACTTTGGCAAGCAGTGGATATTTTGTTTTATCAAAAGAGGCCCCATTACATGGAAGTAAATATTCGTAGCTTTTCGGCGTAGCTGTTTTAGCAATAATGTCACCGACTTCATAGCGGCAACGAGTATCTCTTACTCTCCAATGTGCGTTTCCATCGGCCATATCAGCTATCGCACTCCCCGTAGAGGCCGCATTACTAAAATCCGGCTCTTTATTTCCAGTGGTTCCAGCCGTAATACATTCCAAATAGGCCCATGAAGGCAGTGAAGGGCTATATGCTATATCGCCGACAGCATACTTTTTATTTCGTTGTAATTGGTTTGTCATATAATTAATCGTTAATTTTAACGTATTAGGGCTGATAATCCGATTGTCAGCTATACCGGTCTTGGCTTCATCCGCCGTAGCATAAGTTAAAGATGCCGCGCTATTTGCGGCATCTGTCGCGCTAATTTTTGCCTGACTAGCGGACGATGCAGCCGCGCTTTGTGACGTTTTAGCTGTATCGGCACTGCTTGCGGCGGCTTTTTCTGACGCTTTCGCATTCGTTTCGCTGGTGGCTGCGGCAGTCTGACTGGATTTGGCCGCTGAGGCGCTGGACGCTGCCGCACTGGCAGAGCTGGCGGCATCGGACTGGCTTGTTTTAGCTGCTGATGCACTGGATGCGGACGCCGACGCCGACGATGCGGATGCGGTTGCCCGGTCTTTACTGTATAGCGCCCAGGATTTCGATGACTGCGTTTTTCCCGTTGAGCTGTCAGCGTCAGTGGCCCCGTCAGGCGAACTACTTGATTCTGCCCACGCTTTAGCCGTATCCCGGGCCGATATAGCATCATTCGCGACTGTCCGTGCGTTGTCGATGGTGACGTACTTTGACGTTTCCGGGTCCCAGTAGTACCATTTACCTGTATCGTTGGCAATATACACGTTTGCTATATCCCCCGTCGCCGGTAAGTCAGATGCGCTGGCTACGTATACCCGACCACCGTCGATGGCGTCTTTCAGCGCGTCAAAGTTATTAATCATGTAATCCAGGATACCCTTGTTATCAGCCGTAGCAAACGCCGACTTTTTACCATACGCGCCTTCACGTATAATCGCGTCGTTTTCGTCCCGGATTTCCCCGGGCTGAAATGCCTGTCGTTTCATGCTATCAGTCCTCCTTGTAAACGTATTCTTTGTGTGCTGGTTCTGTTACGACCCATTCTGTTTTTGTCACAGGAACATCTACCCATTCGTTATGGCCAGTTTTCGGATTATATTTAAACTGCCGTTCCGTCGTCTGAATGGTTTTCAGTTCCCGTTTTTCCGGCACTTCTACCCACTCGAAATGAGGATTCGTAGATGCTGTTTTGTTGCTTTTTGATTTCTTTCGGTATGCATATACAGCGATGACAGCAAACAAGATGACTCCTATCAGTATCGTGTTATTCATTTTCTACTATCACTCCATTCTGCAATACAATGTTCTGGATGTCGTACCGGGTTTCGGATGCAACAACCGTTATACCTGTTTCTGGTTCGACTGGGGCATCAGCAGAAAATACACAAGCCCCGTCTTGCTTAAATCCGTAATAGTACATCAATACTGTTTCACCCCCATACACCAATAGCTGCCGGAGCCACCACGTGATAAATCCATATATGTGTATTTCCCGTCTGCGGTTACCGAGGTTAAAGTACCACCGTTCATGACAACCCCGAACGTTGATATTTTTCCAGTCTTTTCGCTTTCTTTATAAAAAATTGCTGTCCGGCCGGAGCATGAGCCTATGGTTTGACTGTCCGTGGCCCACACGCCCCACATGCATTCGCTTTCACTATATCCGCTGGGGAGCGGTATCGTTCCGCCGTCTGATATGGAGCCACGGACAAAGGCCACAGCTTTGACAGAATATCCGTTAATCCGCACGTTCGAGCCATCAATGGTTCCACTTTTTATTGACGCCCCGACGATATTCCCGTTTGCATCGACGGAAAATGTATTACTGTCGTTGCGCAGTGTTGTCCCGATAATTTCGCCGCCTTTCAGCGTACCGACGTTTTCCGTTATAGCCGATAATTCCGATACGCTCATTTTCTCTGCTGTAACAGCTCCGGCCTGAATCATCCCTTTCGTAATGACGTTATTATCGATTGTCGTTTTACCAGTGATGTGGACCTTATTGCCATCAATTAGGATAGACTCTTTGGATATGTTAATTTGGTTGACGACGTCATCGGCTTTTACCCGTAAGTTGATGGCATCGTTGAGCTGTGTCAGGGCTGTATAATTCTTATAGCCGTCTTCTTTATTCAGGTTGTCAGTAATGACTTTGACAGCTTTCCCGGCTTCTCCCCCGCTGGCAATGGTTTCTTGTATTGCCTGGTCAACCTTTGCCAGCGATATAGACTCATTTTTTATCATGTCGCCATCAATTTCAATTTTGACAGTAACCCGGGATGATGCCGATTTTTCGCCCTCCCCAAACATGTCATAGTAAGCGACACAAACGTCATAAATACCTGCTTCACAGGTATAAGACAGGCTATTGTTTACCGTCCGGACATTGGCATCATCATTGATATAGACGTTCATGCCAGCACATCCGGCAGGAATCGCTTCCGCCTGGACACCGAAGCCGCCGATAGATGCCGTAAGGACAGGGGCATTAGGAGTTGGCGGCAGTCCTTTGTTGTATTTCAGGATGGCTGCATCGCTGTATTTCCCCAATGCGTTCCGGGCATATAAATATAATTTCCCCTGCCGGCTTGTCAGTGGAATCGTAGCAGATACCCCGTTTGTTCTGGCAAGGAGTCCCGCTGTTTCAGCCCCTGGATATGCGTCATTTCTAATCTCGTAGTAAGCGATATCCGTATTGGTAACTTCATTCCATGTCACAATAGCCGTACCGCTAAAAGCAATAGAAAAATTATCAGGAACATTGGGCGTAGTCGTTTTCATGGCTACCAATATATCAACGGAAGGCGCTATATCTGGTGACGTTGATATACCCCATTCATCTTTGGTGCATACGCAGATTCGATAGGTATCCCCAACAACTGCTTGAGGGATGACTACTTGATTCTTCCCACTTCCTCCATAGATCCACTCTCCGTCAAAACCCATAGCATCAGCAGACGTTCCTTCTTTGATGACGATAGACTGTGCCTGTTGGTGATTTGTTTTATACCAAACCTCACCGCTCAGGTAGCTCTGCAGATCCGGAGGTGTCCAGGTGACTACCAGATCATACCGGGCAACCCCGTCTGGCATTTGGCGATACCGGTTATAGGCGGTCAGATCCGATACAGGAGGGATGTAATACGCCATGATGGTATATTCGTAGGCTTTTACCTCGGCCAGGCTCTGATTTCCTGAGCCGAAAATATTGTAGGATGCAAACTTGAGCCATATCTTTTTGCCGACATCCTCTTTGTGGAACGGAATATGTAATAATGTCGCATCCAATCGGGCAAAAGATGCTCCGGCGGCGTGAGACGTTGCCGATGTATTATACTGGGCACGAATACAGTCAGTGAGTTGATAATGGCCATTAGACAGAAGTGTTGCCGTCTGGTATGACAGGCATTCTCCGTCAAGCCAGCACAGGGTGTTCCCTCGTTCTGCGTCCTGTTCCGTGCCAGACAAAAATGTCCCATTTACCGATACTTCGATGGTTGTTGTGTCTTTTGAAATGGTAGCTGCCAATGTCCCGATACGGGCCGTATTGGTAATCTGCCCCGCCAATCTATAATGAGCATTGTCATCACTGACAAAGACGTCACAGCCGCCCCACATATCTGCTGTTCCTTTAGCCCCAATCCAGAGTTCAAGCCCGTTTGTCGTAAGGTCTGCCGGCGGCTGCAGGATAACAGGCTTGTCCGTATCTGGTGCCGGCTGATTGTAATTGATATATGGGCGGTCCGTTTCATGGACATCATATATGGCTTCACTATACTGGCCATCCGGGCGTGAAACAGCTGTAAAAGTCAACAGCCCGTCAGTACCTTCAGTAACGCTGTCGATGAGCACGACCTGTTTATTTAGTCCGCAGTTTTCATCTGTCAATGTGACCAGGTCACCTACTTCAAGCCGGCAGAAGGACCAGTCTAATTTAAACGTATACTTATTCCGGCCGTATTTGCCATTTCTGGCCAAAGATTCGGCTAATTTGACAGCCCGTTCTTTTGTATAAAAATAATGGGCCTGTGTCGTATTTGCCTGACGCAGGCCATAGTCTGCTATATCGTCGGTGACAGCATAACTGACGGTTTCCTTTTCATAGCCATTGGTCCGATTGATGAATTCGACAGGATACTGGTTATAAACTTCACTGCTGTCTTTTCTCTGATACGTTACCAGTGCCCCGCCGGACTGTGGAATAAAGTCGTCAGCCGTAAGATTATACAAAACAGTCCTGTTCGGAGTCCATGATGAATATGTACGGTCATCCAGAGGCACGATTTTAAAAGTGTCGTTAGACCAGAATACATAGGCGTTCGTCAGTGTAGCGATTTCATTGATGATGTCCCTGGCACTCTTCGACTGCGTTTCATCGGGCGGGGTAGAAATGAGAAGGTCCGCGGCGGCGCAGTATCTCCGATAATTGTCGAGCCCGATGATTTCGACACTGTTCAGGCCCACTTTATCCAGGACATAACGGATGTAATCAGCCGGATTGACATCAACACCGTCGCCAGTATCCAATAGTTTGCCGGCCACTTCAAAATTATAATTCGGCATACTGCCACTATCACCCAGGTCAATGATACCGGCCATGTAGGCCAATCCAGTGTACGGTAATGCCTTGTCCGGATGCTTCCCGGTTACATAGGCCCAAGGCTTCTGGTCCTGCGTCCCTTTCCAGAGAGTCAGCTGTATCGCATCATTGGGATAGTTATAAATATCTTTCCCTACCCATACCCGTTTGATACCACTGACCGGTCCTTCACACAATCCCAATACAGCGGCAACCGTATAGGTATACGATACCGTAACCGTTTTGCTGTGTCCGCCTTTGCCACTGCGCTGAGTCTGCCGGTGTTCATGGGCTGTAAAATCATCATAGTAAATGACGTTGCCGCTGACACGGGTCGTTCCCAGAATCTCCGGCACCGGTGCACCGTATTCGGCCGTGCTAACAGTAAAGTCTGCAATCTTATTTCCCCGTATAGTCGTCGTGTGTCCTCGGAAAATGCCCATTATTCCACCCCCTTGAACCGATAAATACCACGAAGCCGGCTTCTGCCATGAGCGTCCAGGAACATGACGTCATTCAAATCTGACAAAATGACGCCCTGGTCGATAACAGCATGGATAATCTGATTATCACCAATATAGATACCGCCATGGGACACGCATCGGCCAAACTGATACATTAAAAAATCACCGATGGCCATATCAGTCCCGGTGACAGGGGTACAGTACTGTTTCACATAAGATAAGAACCATTCTTCGCTATGGTGCAGGTGCCATTCGTTTGAGTATGGAGCAATTTTAATAGCTCCTTTATCAATCAAGCCAGCATCTTCCAGGGCCCCAATCAGCAGCATCCCACAATCAACACCAATGCCTTTGACCCTTGCCTGGTTAACGTGAGGCGTTCCCAGCCATGACCTGGCTGCCGCTGCGATTTTTTCGCCATCTGTCATATGAGCACTTCCTTTCTGGGTACGAAGGGAGCAATAAGGCAGGTATCATCCGTGTCCTTACTGGATATGACCTGACTCTTGTCGTTCGCCGAATAGGTTCCCTGCGGGTAATACTTCCGAATCGGAAACTGCATGTTGAGCCCCTGAGTTTTAGCTTTGACGCTCAGCTGTAGTTTGATACCGCCGGCACTTTTAACTTCGGCCGTCCCGCCGAAAAGAGAGATGCAGCCAACAATGGTTTTATCTCGGAAGAAACAACGTCGAAGCTGGAGCTTTGCCCGGTCGAGGATACCATCATGTGCTGCCTGTAATACCGGAACACTGCCAATCAAGTCGTTCGCATCGGCATTTATTGTGATGGTCATCGTATCGACGACAACGCTGCTGTTCAGCTTAATCTGGTTCCGTTTGATAAGTAATGCATTATGTTCGTAGATATGTCCATTATAGGTGATATCCATGTCGGTATCGGCATAATAGTACGTCGGGCCATTGAACAGAGTCAGTTCGTATAGGTCGCAGGACGTCATATTTTTCGCCGTGTTCAGATAGGTTTCCAAGTCTTTTGCTACGGTCTTCATGTCATCACCTCACTGTCACGAGTTTGAACGACTTCGTCTTATTGATGTTCTGAAAAACTTTTTCAATAGTCAAACCATCGTCTTTGAACATGACTTTCCACCAATACGTATAGCTGGCCTTGACGATAGCCGTTGCAGACGGTGCTGTTTTGAAGACGATACAGCCATTCACGACCGTATAGGCTGTATCCTTCTGCAATTGCCCATCGACCCACACTGTGACGTCTTCGATATACTCTACAGGTTCCACATAATCTCCCATGGTCATAATGGCCTGATAAGTTCCTGCTGTCACCATAGGAAGCTGGCGTTTTTTCTCCTGGTAATCTTCCGGATCTTTCCACAAGAAGGGTTCAAAGGCGCCCTTGCAGAGCGCCACGAATCCCAATAATTTACGATATTCGTCATCCGTCAAGTAAACGAACTTCGTTTCAATGGTCCAGTTCGGCAGCAGTAAGTTGGTCATCGTCCGTACTTTACCACTCCCGGACGTCTGTACTTCCGTATCCCAGCTCATGGCTTTCGTACTGGACCAGCTGAGCTTGTTCAGTTCAATAGGAAACTTCCGTAAAGCCATTAGAATACACCTGCCTCTGTTGCGAAATTACGATCATTTTCAAATAAAGCCTGCCGGATGGTATCCAGCCCCCCATTACGGAGGAAATCAGTGAAAGAAGATGCATCCAGTGTGCTGACGTTCATGGATACATTATTGACGGATTTATTATTGTCAATCAGTCCAAGCTGTTCGAATTTATCCCTGGATAGTGGCAAGACTGCTTCTTCATAATGGCCTTCTCCAATCATGGCAATCGTGTTTCCTTTGGTAATGCCACCAGAAGCCAGCTTCGGCCCGTTCCATGGAGCCGATGTCAATGATGACTGTTTTTCAGACCAGGAAGCCCCGCCATTGGATAAGCTTCCCAGTCCCGTAAAGGACGATGCCAGTGAAGTCGCCATAGATGCCGCCGTACCTGCTGACATCAATCCCATGGCCACGCCGGCAGACGCAGGATCTAACACCAGTTTGAAGAATGCTGCCGGACCTAATGCTGCAGCCATAGCTGTACCTTCTGCCGTTGTCTGGGATATAGCTGCAGCCGTCTGGGCCTTGGCCATCGAATTATTGACCAGCATCCCTGCCAGTTGTTTTGCGTAAAATTCCACAATGACCTGAATCATGGATTTGCCCAGACTTTGGAATGCCTGCCCCAGCGTCTTCGTTCCCATGATGGTATCGGTAATAGCTGAACTGAGTCCGCTGAATGCAGTACTGTACAAATCAGCCACCATCTGAGCCGTAGACGCATGTGCGGCCAAATACGTTTCCTGATAGGTTTCCATCATCGCCTTCTGCGCTTCGTAGTCATTCAGGCGGATAGCATTTGCTTCAGTCAGTACATCCTGCAGCCGTTCCATAGATACCTGGTTCTTTGCTTCCTCAATATCAGCTTCAATGTCTTTTGCCTGCTGGTAATATGCCGTCTTCTGGTCGATGAACGCTTTATATTGGGCCAGTTCTTCAGCATACATTTCTTTGGCAAATGACAGCCGACCATCAGCAGACACTTCATAGGCAATATTTTCTTCATCCAGGGCTTTCAGGAATGCCGTTTTCTGTGTAGTCGTCATACTGGCAAACTCAGACGAATACTGCTGCCATTTTGACTGGATTGACGTAATAGCCTTGTCATAATCCGCTTCCATTTTCGCAATTGCTTTCTCACTGGCCGTATCCGTAACGGCCGGTGCATTCGTCTTGACATTAGCGGCTATTTCCTGTGCTTTGCTCCGGATCTGTTGCTCTTTCTGAGCATCGGCTTCAACTGCCTTCAGATGTTCCTGGGCATACAAGGCATCCAGTTTTTCTTTATCCTTCTGATAGTTCGCATTGAAGGCTTTGGACTCATTCAGCTTTTCATATTCTTTTTGGAATTTTCGATCTGTCAGTTCGACCTGCGTTGCCGTAGACTGGGCATAGCTGTCATCAATCTGCTGATGCGTCTGCAGTGCCTGCTCAATCATCTTCTTTTGATACTGGGCCTGCTGCTGCATAAAATTCCCGGCCCCGCTGGCACCCTGACTTTGTACCTTGCCATAATTGGCTTTTATCTGTTCAGCATACGCGCCTTTATTGGCCCCGCCGTAATAATCCGCAACACCGGCCCAGACATCGCCACCATTCACATCAATCTTGTCTTTCAGCATAGCGGCCCCAGCCATAGCATTGGAAAGAACATTTGACTGGTAATCCTGATACAAATCTCCAATTCTTATTCTTCCGCCATTCCCATCAGAAACGTCCTGGTCCGGACTCAGAATCTGCATCATGCCGCCACCGTTGCCGCCTTCCATAGTAAGGCCGCTGATGGTATCGCCACCACTTTCACGCATGGCGATTGCCAGAAGCAGTGCCGGATCCAGATTATAAGCCGTGGCCGCCGCTTTAATAGCCTGTGTATACTCACTCTGGTCCCAGTTGAACTGTTGGCGCTGGCCATGGCCCGTATCGGCAAATCCGGCATATTCTGCCATGTTGATGTACCCGTAGATGTTGAAAGCATCACGATGATCCGTATCATAATGAGACGATACCCCGGCACTGCCGCCTGCAGCGTAATAGCCTGTACCGTTTTCATCAATCATAATGACGTGCCCCGTCGGGTCGCCTTCACCGTCATTGGTAATGGCAACATCCCCCGGTTTAGGAACATACCCGGTTCCGGCCGGATGGAATGCTGCACCGGCATTCTGCGCCCAGTAATCCGCATTTGGCCCTAAATCCCAGGCATTAGAGACGCCGGCATTCGCCCATGCATTTTCTATATACGTAGTACAGACGACCTGTCCCTCACCTGTACCATATGTCAGCCCCGTAAGGGATTGCGCATTGTATATAGCACCTGCACGAGGGTCATATGTGCCTCCCGAAGAAGTTCCAGATTTCCCTGCAGCGCCACTACCGTTGATTCCATTAGAGTCGGAACCTCCAAACTGGGAAAAATCCGGCATGGAATATCCCGGAGAATTGCCGGGATTATCTAATGCTTCTTGCGCTTCCCTTCCGGCTTTCCGTCTGGCTTTTTCTTCATCTGTCATACTATTGCCGGTATTGCTCAGGGCATTGTTCGTCTGGAATATTTTCGAAATCAGGTCCTGCAGCCATCCTATTGCAGTCTGAACAAAACTACGTATGGTTTCAAGGCCGCTTTTTGCCCAGTCCGGCAAAACAGAATCTACCATATCTCCCAGGGCATCAGATACACGGCCCAATGCCGATGACACCCCGTCATACATCCAGTTAAACATAGCAATCAGTCCCGTAACTATATTGGATACCGTTGCCAGTAAAAAGGATAAGACAGACACTACGACATTAATAGCAGCAATAATAGCATAGATAGCTGCTGTAAATACTGTTGCCATCACAGTAATCAACGGGGACGCAGCCGACACCAGATTACTGATTGCCTGCCCCAGTTCACCCCACAGCCGTTTTAAAGAATCACCTGCCATATTCACAGCATCCATTGTACCTGGCATAACGTTCAGCAAATCCGTCAGCTTATGGCCGGATGAAACAAAAGCAGTGATAGCGACAGCTACAGCAGTCACAACAACGCCCAATGGGCCAAATGCCAGTACAAACGACCCGATACGGGCCAGCATCATCGGAATGGACGTGACAAATCCTTTAGCACTTGTTGCCAAACTTGCAATCCCGGCACCTGCAGTTACAGCTCCATTTTTCAGCAGCGCAAAACTTGTCGTCGCCGCCGCCATTCCAGTCGGCACACTCATAACAACAGTCTTTAAATTCGTAATTCCGGAAAGAAATGTAGTCGCCAATGGTAATGCTGCCAGCTTTGCCGATATTGCGAAATCGGTCAGTGCCGGAATAGTGGCAGCTGTCAGTACCGTTGCAAGACCGGCTGCAGCTATCTGCACCTCTGGTGGTATCGTGTCAATCAACGCCGGTCCCAGTCCTTCACTTTTAACAAGCGATGCGAACTGCTGGAAGCTGTCACCCAACGAAGAAAACAGATCAGGCAGGTTCAGCGCATCTGAAATCTGCTGGCCGACAGCAATGGCAGACTGACTGAGCCCATCCATCATGTTCGACCATGTACCGGTAATCGTCTTTGACTGTTGGTCCATCATGCCGCTGAAGCGTTCTTCCATACCGCCGACAAGCGCCTGCAAACCCGTCTGAGCATTCACAGTCCCTTTGCTGACCATATCCATCGCCTGGGGAATAGATACGCCTATTTTATCTGCCAGCATCTGCCATGCCGGAATTCCCGCTTCTGTCAGCTGAAGCATTTCGTCACTCTGTACCTTCGATTTGGCTGCCATCTGCCCAAGGGCCAGCGTAATCCGGTCAATCACTTCCTTACCCATACCCACACCGGCTGCGGCATCACCCACAGCTCTTAATGTCGGAATGATCTGTTCCGCTGTAAATCCAAATGCCAGGAATTTCTGCGATGCCGCAGCCACGTCATTAAACTCAAACGGTGTTTTTGCGGCAAAATCCTGCAACTGTCCCAACAGGGTCTTAGCCTGGTCTGCACTTCCCAGCATATTCGTTATAGCCGTCTGGACCTGCTGGAAATTCCCTGCCGCCTGAACGGCTTTAGCGCCCAATGCTCCAAGAGACGCGGCAATCCCGGCAATTCCAAGAACGGCCGTTTTAGATGCTGCCATTACTTCACTGCCCAGTGTCGTATTCAATTCTGCCTTGGTCGCCGCCAGTTCCTTCCGCAGTTCGGAACTATTCGCCCCAATCTTCACCAAAATACTCGTCACTGTCGCCATCAAATCCCGCCTCCTCTCGTTGTTTCCTGAACGATGTAATAAATTCGTCCCGTTCACGGCGCATTTCACTGCTTGTCTTTTCATGTAGGAATGGTTTGGCCAGCTCTTTTGCCTGGATGGGATGCTTAATATGGACGTTGATCATATTGCTGACGAACCATGCCGTCATGAACGCCCTGTCTTCCCGGCGTACCTGATACCCTTCAATCAGCTTATTCAATTCCATAGGCGTCAGCCTGTAAAACTCCCATGGCTTTAATCCTAACGGGCCATATGCCTGAGATTCAGCCCATTCCAGCCATTCAAAAAAAGACGGGGGCGGCGTATCGTCTGCCCCCTCCGCCATTAATCTTTTTTTTCGTCATCTACATCCTGTTTCGCCTTTTCCGTCAGTTCTTCCGGGAAGGCGGCATAATACGCCGCTTTCCCCAGGATGCCACTGCCGGCAATAGCCTTGACTGCCGGGACATAAAAATCTTCTTCCAGGCTTGCGCCTTGATCCAGTTTTTCCTGCATCCGCTGAGCATACCAGAGCTCATTGTGTTTCTTGTGATGAGCCAGGCCAATCATAAAGATCTTTGTCAGGACACTCAGATTTAATTCCCGCTGACTGACGATGCTGCTGATTCCACAGCCCGTTGCCTGTTCTAGCTGCATGAGACGGGCAATATTGAAATACAGGTACTGCCCGTCTCCAAACGCGTCAAAAGGTACTTTTTTCATGCCTATTCATCCTTTCTTATGCCCCTGCTGTTTTCAATTCGGACAGCGCACCATTGCCAGACAATGTGCCTTTAATCGTGGCGGCATCGTCATATTTCGTAGACAGGCTGAAATCTGTGATGGCTGCCCAGCCAGTACGATATTTTTTATCAGGATATTCAAATTTGACCTGAACAAGCTGTCCATCATTAAACGCATCTTCCAGGAACTGTGCACCTGCATCATCCAAAATAACAACGGATTCCAGGTCAATGCTCCATTCACGGAGTCCGGCCAAAGACGATTTCCAGCCACCTGATGTTTTATTACTGGTATCAATGGAATCAGCCTTACGTGTCAGATCGCCACTACGCTGACCGCCTAGCAGTGTCCAGGTAGGTGTTGCTTCCGTTTCCCCCGTATTCAGATAAATCAAATAATCTTTACCGACCGTTGCCACAGAGCCGGTTTTGGTTGGTGTTGCATATGTACGTGCCATACTATCACTCCTATTCTTCGTATTCTACAGTAAATGAAAAAATCGCAATGCCGATATCAGGACGCCCTGCCGGCGTTGCGAAAACAATTTTGTCTATACAGCTGTCCTGTGCCCATCCGTCAATCGTTCTGTTTTCGCACAACACGTCTTTGACTTCCATAGCAAGATCTTCAATATACTGCGTATCGTCTGCTTTGTTTTTGGGATTTGGGCAGATAATTTCTATTGTAAAAACGGCCGATGCCTGACGGCTATTTTTAGAATACGGTTCAAATGTAATCGTGTCACAACAGACATACCCGGTCAGTTCTTTTGGATAAGAAGGCCCCAGGACGGCTGATTTCCATACCATATCAGGAAATTCATCTTTCAGAATCTCTACGATTTCATTGGCTATCATCCGGAAACGGTTCATTATGCACGGGATAAACGGATTACCCCGACACCTCCCTTCCCGCTACTGTCTACCCCTTTAACGGAAAAATCCGTATAGGTCAGACGGCTTTCAATATCCTTTGCCATTTGGACATACATTTTGTATTTCTGATAATATACGTCGTCTGCCCGGTTTCCATCGACCATTACTGTCGGATCCGTACCAACGCAGGCGGCCGCACATTCCCTACAGGCAATCGCAGAGCCCAGCTGCTTAACCGCCGGACGTGCCGGCAGTTGGATATCTGTATCTGACAGGCCAAATGAGACGGCAAGCCGGTGCAGATAATCATTTGCATAGGAAATATCGCAGTCTCTGCATGTTAAGATTGTATCTGCAATGTCTTCCAGTGTAATGAATTCCATCAGTATGCCTCCCCTATTGCCTGCCGTACCGCACGTTCGAACCGCGAAATGACCTGCCGTTTTTCATGAGCGGCGGCATTGAAAATAAATGGATCTTTTTTCGTTCCGGGATGACGCACCCGTTTCGCAAACACAAACTGACCGCCTGCAGTCCAGCGCAGAGCCCGTTTATACCGGTTACGGATAATATGGCTGCGCGTTCCCTGATGCAGGTAAATCGTCACTAGGCGGGTCGTTCCGACAACGCCTTCGAACGAATCTTTATGAAATGACGTTTCGCCATGAATCGACCGTTCCGCGTCACCGTTGCGCGTTGTAAATTGATGCTCTTTCCGGGCCCGTTCCTGAATATCCTCGACGGCCCTGCGCATCGCATCCCGCAGGCGTGACTGTGTGCCGGCCGAAACGCGGTCCAGCCGGCTGACAGCTTCATCTAATCCTTTGACTTCAATCCTGATTTCCATAGACTTACGCGCCGGCTGTCGGGTTTGCCGTCATGCAGGCCAGGGCATTAGGCTGTACGACCTGGGCACCATAAACAAACAATCCTTTAATGGCATCACAGAAGGATTTTTCAGGCCGGAAAGCTTCCGTCTTGGTGACCTGGGACGCAAAAGAAATGGCATCCGTCGTACCAGCAATGATTTTGTATTTCGCATTGGCCGTATTCGGTACATTATTAGACTGGTAAATATTGAATCCGGCAGCCGTTCCGATGAGGCCATTAGCCAGGACAGCATCAGTCTTAGCCGTGCCGGCGGCTACAAAACGGTCGTCCTTGAGCATCAGTCCGTAGAACCAGGACGGAACAACGACAAATCGGCCGTCTGCCCGGACATTCTGATTATCCAGAGCACATTTAAGATCTACCAGAGCATCGTATGCCTGGGCCGCCGTGGTCAATGCCAGCGGCGTTGTATCTGTACCAAGCCCTTTTACAACGCCGGCTTTTTTGTAGAAGCCGGCAATGTACTGATCTACAACATCACGGACGCCATAAGATGCACGCTGCATAGCGGCATCAATCAGATTGACATTGGCCTGGGCGGCATCGACGTCATCGACTTTGAATGCAAAATACTTCTGCTGGTCAATTTTTAACTGGGTCGGCGTCCCATCTACATCATCCAGCGTAATGTCTTCCGTCTTTTTGTAATCTTTGATAGAAATATCGCCAATCTGATTGATTGTAACCGTATCACCGGCCTGAGAAATATCGCCTTCGTAATCACGGTTGCACAGATTGCCATAAACAAGGTTCTTATCCAGATGCGCAAGCAGTCTGGCCTCCCATATAGTAGGGATAAACGTGGTAATTGCCATTATTTCTTCACTCCTTTACTGATTTCATCCCAATGCTGATTGATTTCAGCCCGGGACATTCCTTTTAATTCATCCATTGTGTAGGCGCCATGATGAGATCCTCCGCCTCCCTGACCGCTTCCGGGATGACTGTCATTTTTGACCGCCCAGGGATTCGCTTCCAGCCATCCCTTTACCCCGTCTGCAATAGAGACTTCTTTATCTCCGTCTTTGAAAATCAGGCTGCCATCCTCTTTTGCACTCACATTACCCAGAAGTACCTGGGCAAAAACATCCGGCTTCACGGCCTTCCCATCTGTAAGAGCTGCCGTAATCTGTGATTTCATCGTTGACTGGATACGTTTGGCTTTTTCTTCAGCGGCAAGTTTTTCACTGGCAGTATATTTATCAGTCAGCTCTTTGATTTGCTTCTGCATACTGGCCATCTGTGTTCCCATCTGCTGAGGATCACCAATTTTCCTGACAATATCCAGAGTTGCTGTCAGATTGCGCAAGTTCTCGTCGATGTTTTCCCCGTCACGCAGGCCGAGGGCATCCAGTACCTTGTTCCGGCTCACGCGGTTCGTAGCGGCTTCAGCCCGGACCTTGCTGATCGCATCCTGCAGGTCAGCGACCATTGTCCCACCGTTTTCAATCTTACTTAACGCTTCATAAATCTGTTGTAATGTGTATGCCATTTTTGTACCTCCCGGGTATAAAAAAAGATCCGTTCTTTTACGTCTGCGGTCCGCGTCTGGCGGCGAAAAGACACCATATAAAATTGCAACAAAAAAGCGCCTACGTCAGGTAAGCGCCTTATAAACCTTTTATAGCTCGTTGTAAATCCCCATCAATATTGTCTTCTATTACTTCCCATTTTCCAGGGGGAATGCCATCATCATCTAAAGACCCAGGGCTGACAGCTGAATATAAATAATCTTCGCCAGAATCGTCCACAATCCTTAAGAATCCACCTTCAACACCAAGACATTGATAAACCTTATTTGATGTTAAACTGTCTACTCCAAATGACTGCCCTATATATCGGACTTTCATGACTATTCCCTCCTTTCTGTATAACTTTTGATTTTAAATAATATATCTCCCATATCTTTATGATGGTACCAATGAATATCAAAGAGATATTTATCAGATATAATCACTCCGACTACTTTCTGCCATTCCTGTGCCATCCCACCATAAGTTTGTGCCAATTTATCGGCAATCCTCAATTTACTACCGGAACCCAAACCAGCAATAACTTTTTTAGGAATTACCATAGTATGTTCAGGAATAAATGCATCCTTGCCCTTATCTTTGTACATCAATTGCTGGCCTATACTTATTTCTGATTTTATTATATCATCTGCTGTGTTCTCCAGCAATCGGCTCTTTGCCGTGATTGATGACCAATTACGCATATATTGGCGCCAGTCAGCCCTTCCTTTTTCCCAGGCGCGGGCGCCGTCGATTCCCAGTAAATAACAGCGTTTCTGATGAGATTGCCGCTTAAGATAGGCGTTACCGCCATTCCTGATTTGATTGCGCTGTTTGCTCTTGTCAATCTCTGTCACATAGACCAGCGACAGATGGCAGAGGCAGTGCGGATGCACCGGCAGTATAGGCGTCTTATCCTTCGGGAAAATTCCCGGCCCCAGTCCCCAAAGGTCAGCCTGTGCATACATGTCACAGATATCATAGTGCGGATGACGGCTTGACAGCGTCCACTTATAGGCAGCGACATCATCGTCTGTATCATAACGGGCATGGAACCCGTCAGCCCAGGCACGGGCCGATTCCGTCCGGGCAATCCGTTCCGCGACATACCGGCTTTTCTCCTCTACGGCCGTCCTAACGGCGTTTTCCATCGCTACTGTATCATTTGTCTCGACCGCATCCAAAAGTTGCCTATAGGCCGTCTGGAGCGATTTATTGGGTGCTCCGTCAGCACTCATGTTTTCCGTCTGCCGTCTGGCTCTGCGGATGAGACGTTGCAGGGTTGTCCGGTCCTGATCTGTCAGATCTGACCGTCTGGCAAATACTGTTATCGTATCAAGATACTGTGGCAATGACTGCCGGCGGATGATATGACCAGAATTATAGCCGTCATACAATGCCCTGGCCACCCGTGTCGCAGACGCCCCAAGCCTCTGCTGTGCCTGTATTGTCGATATAATCACCTGACGCATTTCGGTTTCAGCACCATGCAGTTTCGCAGACAACGTCATCCCCGACGCATCCCATGCCCCCGTAAGCTCTGGAAGCAATGGGATATCAGAGCCGGCACCAGCAGACGCTGCTTTCTGTATCACTGTATGGACTGCCTCAGTAAAAAATGACGAAACAGCTGCAGTCTGCATAGCCTTATCCACAGCATCGGGAACAGAATAACCGTCCGCCAGGTACATTGCCACTAATGCTATGACTTTCTGGCCCTTTTCTTTGTACGCCATCGAAAAAGCTGTCAGGATTTCCTGTATCGGGCTGTTCATCGTTAATCACCGCCATGTGGTTCCTGATTCGCTTTATCTGCCTGCCGGCGTTTCATGTCCTCGATTAATTCATCAAAGCGTTCATCCGGCATATCTGGGCAGTACACAGCCAGTACCCTTTTCAGAACTTCTTCCTGCAGGCCATCCGTCAGATTCATATCCAATACAGCCTGGGCCTGCGCCAGCTGGTCTGTTACATCGACAATCCCAAAATCGTCCGGATAGGATACCGTATACGTAATATCACTATTCACCCACCGGGCAACCAGTTCCATGACTTCCGTCTCCGCTCTAGCACACTGCATAGCAAAATTGGCTAACTGCTGATTGGTCCGCTCAAATTCCCACTGACGGGCAATCCCACTGTTATTGTTCTGTGTCGTACTGATGACGAACGACAGACTGGCCATACGATACATTTCCTGGATGAGGGACGCAATCTGATTCTGCAGGATAGTAGCCGGGTCAGATGGCGGCGCAATGAACGCCGGCGCATGACTGCTATCCGGAAGGTATCCCAATGCATTGTTTGTCCCGACAACTAAATCGTTGACATCCAGGGATGGAATTGTCAGCAGCGGAAACGTCTGATTACGCAAGATCTCACCCAGCCAGGAACAATGATTATACAAAGCCTTAGCGGTTCGGGCAATAGGTTCCAGTTCCGGCGTCGGCTTCATCGTCCGTTGTTCCAGCATCCTAGGGAAAAGCGGAATGACAGGGACACAGCCCAGTCCATGCTCGCCCGATGATTTCATCAGATTATCACCCCAGATCTCCCATTTAGTACGGTCGTAATACGTATACCGGTACTGATACGTACCGTCTTTTATACTGGCTACCTCCTTGAACCGGACATACAGCAAAGACCCAGTCTGATCTATCCCATATTCTTCCAGGTCCTGCGGCCCCAGTACATATGCAAATGGGATTTCCCGTTGCTGAAGCATTTCGGCAACGGTCCTTGACCGCCGTTCACTGGCATTATCCACCACGATGAAAGATACGCCGTACACTTTGGCCATAATTGCCGCGCGTTTCATAAACGTATGAATGTCTGCACCAGCAGTATCGACATCTTCCAGGAATGCTTTAATTGTCGCAGATGCCGGTCCCTGATAATCCCGTAATGGCTGCCGTTTAAAAATAGGATCTACCAATGCGTTAACGATAGGGCTGAAATAATTTAAATAATACGCATTCGCCTGGCGGAACTGGTAATCTTCCTTTGATTCACGTTTGTGTTTGTTGAGATACGATCCAGTAGCAAATCCTCCTGTCCCATAATACGCATCCCGTAATAATTGATACTCTGCCATGGCTCCCTCCTAATAATTAACGCGCCGGGATACGATTTTATCCCGGTTCATGATTTCAGACAGCCCATAACGAACAGCATCGATGCTATGATTGTTGACATCCGGATACGCGCTGATGAACTGGCCGTCTTTATTGCGTTCATATTCATACGCCACGAATTCCTTGTACGTATTGGGACAGCGCCGCTTATCAATGTAGATATGCGCACGGTTCTGTAGCCAGCGCATTCCGAAATCTATACTGTCCGGACCCTTGCGTGCTCCAGAAATACGAAGGCCGAAGCCTGCCATTTCAGCAATGCTCTTGGGTTCAGCGGCATCAGCCAAGATACGGCTGTCTTTAGCACGAAGTCTGATAGATTCAGCCGCCTGGCTGTTCGTCAGTTTCTGCTGATAGATTTCATCGAAGATATACAGATCTTCCCGTTTCGCGTCGTAGTACATAGCCACGTAAGCCAGTGGATCCACAGCAAAACCGAAGTCCAGGCCGTAGTACAACCTGTCAAAATTTCCGACAAGTTCATTGCTCATGGCCATGTCCTCGACGTTCTCAAAGACAGCACCGCCGGTGCCTGTGACTTCGCCCAGGTACTCATGACGGTAAGCCATTTCATTTTTAGCTTTGAGCTTCTCAGCGTCTTCAAAGAACCGTTCCCCCAGCCATTCCCGGGGTACGCCCAGATACGTCGAATGATGGACCAGTCTGTCCGGATCATCAAAAAGTTTTTCCTCGTTGACCCAGTTGTTCTGACTTTTCGGCGGGTTGAAAGAGCAGAACTCCCAGAAGACAGGGCCGCCGCGAAGCAGTGACTGGTTCAGGTTGCGGATTTCTTCCATCCCGCTGAACTGGTCCAGTTCTTCTATCCAGCAAATCCCGACGTAGCCGAACGGCAGTTTGATGGACTTAATTTTCTGCGGGTCATCGACGCCGAAGAAAAGAATTTTCTGCCCGGTCCGCTTATACGTAATCTCATGAGGAGACGTCTTGAAGCGGAACTTATCCGTCAGCCCCAGGGCATCAATGCCCCACTGCATCTGCGGATAAACACTGTTTTTGATAGTGTTGCCGACTTTCCGGAGTACGACGGCATGACAATCCGGATTCTTGATCATTAGCGGCGGTATCTCGATACTGATATCAGATGACTTCGTAGATCCGCGCCCGCCTTCCAGCCAATAATAGGTATGGTCATGCTGCTTTATGTCCTGATGTAAGCCCCAGAAGTGAGGCGCTATGATATTACTCAGTCTTATGGTCTTCATGGTCCGCTCCTATATCATCAATGATCTGAACGTCGTTATCATCATCCTGCCCGGCATCCTTCAATTCCTGTTCCAGCTTTGCCAACTTTAACCGCTGCTCTTTCACATCCATATCAGATGGATAGCGCTTCAGCAGGTTTTCGGCTGCCTTCCTTGCTGTTACACAATCCTGTTCGGCCTGCTTCAGTGCCGCTTTTGCCCGGTCAAAGGCAATCTGCGCTTCTGCCAGTACTTTGTTGTAATGGGCTTCTTTTTCCCGCTTGCGCTGGTTTTCTCCATTCTTTGCCAGGATGGCCTGCTGTCTCTGGATGAGCTCGGATGCGCTGATCGGTTCTGCCGGCGCATCGGGATACCAGGCCAGTTCTTCCGCGTGTTTCTTTTTCCGGTCAGCAATCCGGCCGACTTCCAGGCGCTGGTTATACAGAGATTTTTCTTCCCGGTCTAAAACGGCCAGCTGGTCACCGACGCCGATAATCTGTAACAGTGTTTCCGCCTTTTCATCATTCCGGGCGTCCATGAATTTTGGAAGGTTCAGGGCCAGTTTTTCAATGAAGCTGTCTAAGAGCTGCTGACCGGCTTTCTTCCCTGACGGGTCGATGACATGAAGTGCAGATGATTTGCCTTTGCGTTCTACTACCAGGCCGTTACTGAGTTCGATGTGGATAGACGGTGGAGCGGCACTGCCGATGCGCTGTGATTCCGACGGCTTGAGTTTATTGCCCCCCAGAGCCCAGGCAATGGCATCCAATACGGAAGTCTTTCCCTGGCCATTCCGGCCGCCGATGACGGTCAGCCCGTTCTCCGTCGGCGTCAGCGTAACAGCCTTGACACGTTTTACATTTTCAATTTCCAGTTGTCTGATTTTTACTGACATATATCTCATCCTTTCTATGGTATAATCACACTCATAAGGAGGTGAGCCTAATGAGCGCGGAAGAAATAACAAAAGAAATCGTAGTCGCAATGATTCAAAAAGGATACTTTGATGAATGTACTGACAATCATAATCAATCGTCTCGAACAGACGAGCGAATTCGGTTAATATCTAAGGTATTTAGGGAAATATGTTCGACCGTCAAAGATGCGCGGTAATTATCATCACATTTTCTCTGATTTCCTTAAGAGTATCAGGATTTATTGTCGCTACAGAACTATGCATTGCGTCCTGTATTAAAAACAATGTCAGTTCTTCAAAAGCATTGGTGATTTTTTCTTTATTCTGATTTTGCAGTTCCATAAGTTACCTCCATCTGGTATAATGAATTTGAGTGTTTTTGTATGTGGTCGTTGTCTGGTGGTGCAGACAGCGGCCATTTTTTTTTAATGGACAATCAAATTGTTGACCCACATAATGTATCCCACCATGAGGATCATCACGAGTAATCCGCCCAGGAACATGGCGATAGATATCGCTGTGTCCGCCTGGCTTTCCAGTCTCATTATGTCTTCCAGGAGCCAGTCGTCCTGATTGTCCGGTGATTGTTCCAGTTCTGGCTCTGGGTTATGTCGGGAATTAATCCATGGTGCCGGCGTCTGTAATTCCTGTTTCATGTTTTTTCCCTCCTCACTGAACAAAGCTTTTTGTCTTCCAGAATTTTTCAAAATCGGCAATGTTGACGCGGATCATACGGTTATATGCGACGACACTGGTCCGCCATTTTTTACTGGCCCGCATCTCATTGATAAGAGCCCGTGTATGAGTCATGCCCAAATCATAAAGCTTTGCCAGATTGGCCGGACTGGCATATAGCTGTTCCAGCCGGACCACTTCTACATTTTTTGTCATGTGGCAATCTCCTTTCTTTATAAAATCCAATCTCCTGCCTGCTTTAAAATGTCGTATATCATAGCAGGTACATTATCACAGGCGATATTTACATACTGTACCGATCCGGACAGCAGGTCTGTTACTTCTACTAATTCATTTCCAAGTAGATCAAACTGGAAATGTTTATCGTCTAATGCCAGTGCCTTTTCAAAGTAATCTAATGCTTGTACTTTCTTTCGGCGCTCTTCCATAATCAAATCATCCATCTATGTCATCTCCTTTCTGCTCCCATCTGGTATAATGACCATGAAGGGAAGTGATGACTATACGTATTAATTTTTGCTCATAAACTTCTAATTCTGTTTATTTAAAAAAGGAGAGATTCTAATGGATCCAATCATCGTATCAGTAGCAACAGCAGCTCTGACCTCACTCACTACCAAAGGAGCTGACGCTCCTGCAAAAACGCTAAATCTGCTTTGGCAAGCAACCTTTGGTAGATGGGATGAAAAACTCAAGCAAACTGTTGAAGCGAATATTCGCCGTTATGCAAAAGACATCGATGATGAAGTAAGTAAAATCCCAAACGACTCAATTAATAATAATCCCGACATTAGTGTTATCGGGCCTGCATTAGAGGCATCAAAATATTACGTAGAAAAAACGGATGTACGAAAAATGTTTGCTAAATTAATAGCGGCTGAATTTGATGCACGAAGTTCTGATAAAGTTCATATTGCTTTTGTAGAAATCATTAAGCAAATGTCTGCTAACGACGCCAAACTATTGAAAATATTACCTAAGGTAGGCCCATTGGCTGAATTCAGACTATATGCCAATGATCGTAAGTCCTATACTTCTTTAGGCAAAGACATTATCTACATTCCAGGTTTGATAGAAACTAACTTCGAAAACAATGCAATTTCTATCAATAACTTATCCCGCCTTGGAATTGTTGAGTTGAGCCATGTTTCATCACTCGTTGACGAAACTATTTACAAGGCCTACGAAGTTTTTGATGAATATAAACAAGGTACAAAGATAGTTCAAGAGCATCCAGACAATTACAGTAGCATGGAAGTTTCCAGTGGGTCGTTTTCTATTACACCCTTTGGAGATGTCTTTAAAAAGATTTGCCTATAGTTTTTGGATTTTTTCCCACATAAACTCTCCCATCTTTACGGCCAACCATCCTGCAACGGTAACATTAATAATGGTTGAAACTAAAATCATTAGACAAATAAAAATATAGTTTTCCATTTTAGCCTCCAGATAATTAATTTTTTGAAGATTCCATATCAAACCATCTTTTTATTGATTCGCAGGAAAGGTCATCAAGCGCCAGCTTGGTGCCCTTTTCTTTATATTGACGGTCAATGATGGCTTTGATACGTCGCCATTCGTTCGCTTTTAGCCCATTCACTAATTGCAATACAATGGCTAATTTTTCTTCGTTCGTCATTTACGTGCCTCCTTACTGTTTAATTTTGTCACTTAACGCGTAACCTCATCAGCAAAAAAAATTTCTACAGGATTTTTGATGTTTAGTTCTTTAACCATTTTATACATCTCGTCTGAATCAAATACTCCTTTTTTCATTTTTTCATAAAAGGTTTTAGGTGAAATTCCTAACAATTCAGCAACTTGTACTTGAGATTTTCTTTCGCGGGCAATAATTCCACGTAATGCGTCTGTATCAACCATTTATATTCACCCCCTTTCTTGTTACGTAATACGTAACTTTCATAGTTAAAGTATACATTCTACATTGTTTCGTGTCAAGTGATTTTCGACCTAATTTAACACTTTTTTGTTGCGTAATAAGTAATTTTTGTGATATAATGCAGTTGCAAGACACATACTAATGATATCAAAAAGAGAGGACTTATTATGGCGATGTTAAATAGAAATATAAAAAAAGCAAGATTACAGCAGAATATGACTTTGGATGATGTCGCCAAAATTGTTGGCGTTAGTAAACAAACAATTCAGCGGTACGAATCAGGGGTAATTGGAAATATTCCATCAGATAAAATTGAAAAAATCGCAATAGCCTTACATACTACACCTGGAGCACTTATGGGCTGGGACTCAGACGCCCCTACAAATGATGGCTACTACACCGACCCGGAAGTTGCCCAGCTGGCTGAAGAGCTGCGTACAAACCCGGAGAAGCGCATCTTGTTCGATGCCAGCAAAGACCTGAGTAAAGACGATATCGATATTGTCCTGAATCTGATTCATGGATTGAAAGCAAAGGAAGGCAAGAACGAAGAGTGAATATTGTATTGACGTATCAGATACTGCCCTTCCACATCCGGGCACTTACACACGAAAACGAGGACGGCAGCTATACCATCCTGATTAATACCAACCTATGCCATAAACGACAAATGGCAGCCGTATTGCACGAACTGACGCATATTCAAGGCAATGACTTTACCAATGAAGAACAGGCTGACCTGCTTGAAAAGATGATTCATACGCAGAAACAAAACATCGTAGATTTGTCAGAGTTTGAGTTTTTTATTGCTTAAAAGACATCAGAAATAATCTCTTAATCGCAATGACTTATAGGAGTGATTTATTTTGAAAATTAGCAAATTAAGCATTAACAATTTTCGTCTTTTCAAGAATCAGGATTTTCTTTTAGGAAGATATATCACCATTTTTTCTGGGACTAACGCAGTTGGAAAATCAACATTACTAGGAATATTAGGTAATTCTAGTGAGTTGAAAATTAAAGACGGGCGCCCAATTCTACAAAAGCAATTTCGTACTGAATTTAGTGAAATTTTTAAAATGAGTCAAGATTTTGACCAAACTCAATCTAATATCTTAACTATTAATTTCGATGACGGTGACTCTAGAGTCTGTAGAATAACCTGGCAAACACACAAAAAAACTGATCTTAAAACAGCAGAAAAGCAAATTAAATTACGACCAAGAATTATCCCTGAATATGTAGATAAGAAAAGTAAAAAGCGACATTCTAAAAAGAAAAATTGGCCAACTTTATTTTTAGGGCTTTCAAGATTTTACCCTTTGGGAGAGTCTGATACCCAAGATTTAAAAAGGAAAAAATATACAGATAAATTCCCCACTCTCACAGAAAAGAGAAATAAAGCTTATACACAAATCCTTTCACTTCCTAATGACATAAAAGAAACAAGTACAATATCTATTGATGAGACTGCTAGAAAACAAGTCGTCGGAATCACTACTTCAAATTATGACTATCTCACTAATTCAGCAGGGCAGGATAATCTGGGGCAAATTTTACTTGCAGTAGATTCCTTTAGATTACTGAAAGAGTCTCGTAAGGAGCATTATAACGGCGGGCTTTTATTGATCGATGAAATAGATGCTACGTTACATCCTTCCGCACAAAACAGATTATTCGATTATCTCTTAAAATCAGCAAAGGAACTAGATTTACAAATTGTTTGTACTACACATAGTTTAAGCTTGCTAAGTTATATTTCAAAAAAAACAGCACATAATATTATCGATAATAACAATGTTATCGAACTGTATTATATGAGTATTGCTAATAATGTAGAAGAAGTAAAAACACTTAGAAATCCCCGATACGACGTTATTCGTTCACTGCTTCTAGAAGATCCAATTCTTCAAGATACACATAAGGCTCAAATTTTGACAGAAGATGATGAAGCTAGATGGTTCATAAAAAATATAATAAAAGGTACAACACTAGAAAATCATTTTAGCTTTTTACCTATAAAAATTGGAAAAAATTCCATGATATCTTTAATTAAGGGAGATCCGCTCTATGCCAGTACCAAAATTGTTATCTTTGACGGCGATATCCCTCAAGATCAATCAACACTTCACGCCATAGAAAATTTAAAAAATAATGAAGTTTATACTATATTAATACTGCCTGGTCGAATGTCGCCTGAGCAAACTTTAAATCATTTTTTAAGAAATTCTTCTGAAAGTTCTGACCAATATTTTGATCGAGAAGATTGTTTCTTACACGGAATAACCAGAACACTTTTCCAGCATGAGACTTTAACTGATCCAGATACGGTAAATAGAGATTCATATAAAAAATGGTTTCAAAAATATCAGACCACTTTCGATGCAACAAACTTATTTCATTTCTATGCCTTACAACATGAAAAAGAACTAAACGAATTTCGCAATCAGTTAGAAAAAGCTTATAACAAACTATCAAAAAGGATTTTCCTTCCTCCCCTATAACTAGCAATGGCCAACCTATATAGATTTTGATATACTTAATTTCAAAGGAGGTGACAATATGCCAAGTAATAATTCACCATTACGCTATCCTGGCGGAAAATCCCAGCTATTCAAATACATTTCTCATATTTTAGAAATAAACCATTTAGAAAATGCAACATATTGTGAAGCTTTTTGCGGCGGTGCAGGCGTGGCCATGTCGTTACTCTTAAATAATAAGGTAAGCCAAGTCATACTAAATGATTACGATCCGGCAATCTATTCCGTATGGTATGCGATCCTTAACCACGCCGATAACATGGTAAAAAAAATATTAAACACTCCTGTAACCTTGGAAGAATGGCATAAACAACGTGCCATATACAACCGACTAAAAAATATTCATGGGTATAATTTCGATTTAGCATGGGCAACATTTTTCTTAAATCGTACAAATCGGTCGGGAATTATTGAAGGCGGCCCTATTGGCGGCTTAAATCAAACCGCTAAGTATAAGCTTGACTGTCGTTTTAACAAGCCGAAGCTCGTCAAAAAAATACAAAAAATATATGCTCTGCGCAACAGAATACATCTTTATAATCAAGATGGTCGAGAGTTTATTCATCAAATCATTGAACCATTTGATGCAAACATATTTATTTTCTTCGACCCACCATATTTCAAACAAGGGAAAAAGCTTTACAAAAACGCACTTGATGTAGGGTATCACGCCGAACTATCTCAAATCATACAAGGTCTTGAACAGCGTCATTGGATAGTGACTTACGACAATGTTGAGGAAATTCGAGACTTATATGCAAACTGTGATGGTTGGCAGTACAAAATTCGATATACGGCCAATGAAAAACGCAGTGAGTCCGAGTTAATATATAAAAGCCCTATTACGCACCTTGACTCATTTGAACGCGTAACCTTAGAGAGAATATAAAATATTGAAAGGCACATATCATGAACCAAATCTTAACCGAAATCGACACCCTAAAAAATACACTGCGTGGCCTGCGCCCGCTGAGTAAAACCGAACTGCAACGGCTGCGCGATGAATTTATCATCGAGACGACGTACAATTCCAACGCTATCGAGGGCAATACGCTGACGCTTCGTGAGACGGCCCTTATCCTGCAGGAAGGCATTACCATTGCCGAAAAGCCCCTGCGCGACCATCTCGATGTCATCGGCTTCAAGGACGCCTTTTACTATATCATCGACTTGGCGTCGCACAACACGCCGCTGACGGAATCGGACATCAAGACGATCCATTCCCTCGTCTTGATGAACGACAGGGAAAACCGCGGCAAGTATCGCAACGTCCCAGTCCGAATTCTCGGCGCGCTCCATACACCGCCGCAGCCGTACATGGTGCAGCCGGCCGTTGAGCAGCTGATCCAACAGTATGAAGAATGGAAACAGGAAAGGCACATCATCGAAGCCGTGGCACTGCTCCATCTTGAATTTGAATCCGTTCATCCGTTCATCGACGGCAACGGGCGCACAGGCCGCTTACTGCTAAACTTTGAGCTAATAAAAAACGGCTTGCTCCCCGTCGACATCAAATTCACGGACCGACGCAAGTATTACGACTGCTTCGACGCGTACCACGCCGACAATAAAAATCCAGAAAAAATGGTATCGCTCATCGCCAAATACGAAAAGGCCGAATTAGAACGATACATCGAAATTATCAAACAATAAAAAAATCCCGTCTCCTGTTACCAGCAGAAGACGGGATGCGCCGGTGGTATTACCAGTACCGTACCGGCAATGTAAAAAGCCACCCAATGGGCTGATTTACGTTTACAGTATACCACGAATCAGCCTTTTATATCCATAAGGAGGTTGATATTATGTGGATGGAAAAAACAAAGACCGGTTATGCTTTCCGGGAAACATACGTTGAACCTTTGACAGGCAAACGGAAAAAAGTATCCGTGACGATGCCATCGAAATCCAATATGGCCAAAAAGGCCGCTGCCGAAAAGCTACAACTGATGATACAGGAAAAGACCAATTGCCACGGGACAAATGTATTGCTTTTCGATATCATTCAATCGTACATCAACAGCCGGCAGGGATTCGTAAAAGATTCTACTCTTCTCGGCTATCAGATGGTACAAAAACGGCTGCATGAATACTTCCCGGAAGATACCCAGGTACAACTGATAACTCCTGTATACCTGCAGGATGTCATCACCAGACTGGTAAAACGGTTTTCCTATGCATATGGCAAGAAAGTATATACTGTACTGAATGCATCATTCCTTCTAGCTGAACGCCTGGGGCAGATAGATTCGGCCGACGTTGTCCGCCGGATATCGGTACCAAAACCACAGCAGTCTGTGGAAGACGTTGAGCATAAACGGGAAAAGTTCTTGTCCAGGAAGGAACTGCATGATGTATTATCACGGATCCGTGAAAAATCTCCCACCGTGGCACTGATCTGCGAATTCCAGTCACTGACAGGGCTGCGTTTCGGGGAACTGGCAGCACTGCGTGACAAGGATTATGATGGGCATGAGATATATGTCAATGCTACCCTTGTATGGGCACGGAAAAAGGGAGACATTCCACATCGTGGCAGTCCGAAAAATATCTACTCTATCCGGCATGTCAAGCTGGATAAACGTGCCAGGGAAATCCTGGAACATTTCCAGCTACGGAATAAACGCCGGCGCCTTTGGGAACCAACACAACATGACAAGGATGACGAATCATATATCTTCACCAATACTGATGGCGGTCCCATAGATCTATCATACGTCAATAAGATTCTGCGTCAGATCCATTATGACAAACACCTGAGCACGCATATCTTCCGGCATACCCATATCAGTATACTGGCGGAAGCCGGGGTATCTCTCAAAGCAATCATGCAGCGTGTCGGTCACAACGAACCGGCAACGACATTGTCAGTCTATACGCACGTTACCGATGCCATGGAAAACGAAGCCGTCGAAGCTATTGAAAAAATAACCTAA